TTCAATAAATTTTAAATATATTCTCTACCCATATATTAAAATTGGTTACTAAAATATTTTCACTATCCTTTGGTGTATTTATTTTTTTTGTAGCCAGTGTTAGGTGTGAGGAACTGCCATTCCTACGACCACCTACACTTTATACATAATTTACTTATTTTGCATTTAATTGTTCTTCTATTTTTAAAGTATCACAATTCTCTTTAAACTCATTCAACATACTTTTAATAAGGAAATAAACAAAATACAATCTATTTGAAAACTCATATTCCCCACTATTATCCTTACCAATAGACTCAATAATACCTAATTCTTTAACCCTATTCAAACAATCACTAAATACATTATTCTCATCAGAAGATAACAAATATTTAACATCAGACTTTTTAAAACTAAATTTTTTAGCCTTGCAAATCTTCATCAAAATATTTTCATAATGCTCACTTTTAATTTTATCTAACTTTGATCTAATTTGCTTATTACCTAATTCAATAGCTGCAGAAATAATCCCCTCTATTGCAATATTTTTATTAATAACATTCTCTTCAGCTAACCAAAACACAGACTCCCCAATTTGCTGCATAACTAACGGCATACCATAAGTAAAACTGACCATCGCCTCCAAACTACCATCATCATCAAAAATTATGTCCTGATCATTAAAGACAGTTTCAAAAAATTCTTCAATATCTTCATCATCAATATGGTCAATTATAATTCTTTCAAAAATTCTAGTGAAAGAAGGATTAATATCTGCCAAGTTATTGAACTCTTCAGGATAACTAACTAAACAAAATGCAATAGGAATTCTTTCATCTGCAAAATTAAGTGTGTCAAATGATCTTTTATACCAACTAGCAAACTCTAAATTATCAGATAAACCATTAAGATCATCAATGAAAATAAATGCTCCTTTATTATTATCAGTTAAGTTTTCTGAGATTTTAATTAAAAATTCTGGGAAATCATTTTTAATATGAGTTATTAACTTATCAGGATTATATTCTCTTAATTTCATTCCTGTTCCATTAACATTAAATCCTTCAACATACTCTGAAACAAATTTAAATAATTGTTCTCCAATGCTTTTTTCATGAAATTCTTTAAGCAAGGCTTCAATTAATCTAACTATAAATTCATCTAATGAACTTATTCCATCATTATTTATATACACTGGAGTTAAATCATATTTATCACAAATTTCATTAGCTAAATATTTTACAAAAGATGTTTTACCCATTCCTCTTTTTCCAGTTATGAAAAAATGAAATGGCACTCCTTGGTTTTTAACTTTTGGTAAATATCTGCTGATTTTATTAATGTCTTTTTTTCTTCCTTTAAACTTATCTGGAGATACTGGATGTCCTGGTTCAAAAGGACTTTCTGGAAAATCTTGTATATTTTCATCCATTTTTCAACAATCCTCCACATATTATTTTTTTTATTCTTTATTAAATGATTTCATTATATAATTCTTATTATCTACTTTCGCCCATTCTCGTTTCTTCTTTTTAGATTTCTTTTTATTGTTCTTCTTAGTAACCATAATTTATATTATACTATGTAAGTTACTAATATTAAAATACTTAATATTATACTCCCAATAAAACAATAAAAACCATATTGTAAATCCTTACTTTTACTATTCAATAAACTTAAATTATGGTTAATAGTGTTTTCATAAGCACCTAATGATTCTGAAACATATTCCTCCTCGGAATAATTATATTCATAACATTTTTTAATAAATTCCATATTTGGATAATATTTAAATTTTTTTAGGATTGTTGGTTTGATGAAACATATTAATGATCCAAAATAACACGCCAATATAAATAAACATAATACCCATTTTACCATGTTATTTATTGATGGTAGGAAAAAGTTAACTTGTAATGCAAGCATTGCACTAATTAAAGTAATCATTTTCATTGCTTTATCATCAAGTTGTTTATTTGTATCTTCAATTATATTGTAAGCTGATTCCATTTGAGTAATATAAACTTTATCATCCATATTATAAATCGCCCCACATATTATTTTTTGTTGGATTCTTCAATTATGGTTCTTGTTTTTATATTTATGTTATAAGTTAATATAAATGTTTCTATTCAAAAAATAAACCTTAAAAATACAGTATATTCAATGAAAATAATAAAACACTAAACATTATTCAGTATGAAAAAATGAAACGCATTGTGTTCTAAATTTTGGTGTTTAATTAGTTTTGTGAAATGTTAAGTTATTGTTCATTTTACAATGAATATTTTTTATCTTTTTTTGTTATTAAAATGTATTGATATTTTTAATTAAAAAAATAGAAACCTTTATATACTATGCAGTACAATATAATAATAGAAATACAAGGAGGTGAAAAGTTGTCAGAATCAGAGGCAATAAAAATCATAATATTGTCTTTGAGTATAATCCTAGAAATACTCAAAAGACAAAAACACAAGTAGGAGGTTAACCCCCTCTTACAATTATTATATTTTTTATTGCTTCTTATATAAATTTTTCTTAAAAAGGAGGTGAAAAACAAAATGACAATACTAAGTACAATAATCATAATACTATTAATCATATTAGCAATACTAATCTACATTAATAGAAACCAAAAATATACTTGGATAAGTTTAATAATATGGTTGGTTATTTTAATAAGTTTCATCTACGAAACATTAATCTAACCCCCCCATATTTTTTTTATATTATACGCCAAAAAAAGGAAGATGATAAAAAATGACTGACTACACCAGCATAAGAATAAAAAAAGAAATAGCCGAAAAAATACAATTAATAAAAATACAAAACAACTGCAAATCACTAAACGAAACACTAGAACAACTAATACCAAAAACAGTAAACGAAAACTACGAATTCATAAAAGAACAACCAATATTCACAATAAACAACACACCCATAACATTCACAGACCTGAAAAACAACAATACAGGCAAAACATGGGGAAACGAAAAACAAAACGCAACAATAGTATTTAAAGACAAACAAGGAGCATTTATAAGATTCAATGATGAAGATGAAGTATTCTTAGAATACTACCACTTCATCTAAAACCATTCTTTTTTTTTAATATTAAAAATAAATCCATAAAACCTCAAATTTTTAAAGTTTTAAAAATTTGTTCCATAAGGTACATAGCATCATCCAATTCACCTTCAGAGATATTATAAAAAGGATCATAATCTGCTTTTTTTCTTAAATTAAATAAATCATATAGTTTATTCCTAACAGAATACTGATTGACCTCAAGAAGTTCATATTGAACTTGCCTATGTTCTGTAATAAACTCATTTTCACCAAAGTCTTCTTTAGACAATGGTTTAAATTTATAAACTTCCTGAAGCCACAAACTAACATATAAATAAGCACTGTAATAGCACCTATTGATAATAGTACTAAACACACAACGATTATCGCAATTTTCAGGGATTAATTCTTCTTTATTTTCATATAACTGCTTAGTGAATTTATATAATTCATATTGAGGGTATTTTTCAATATTAATGTATAAAACCCCCAATAAATTATTTAATTAAAATATAGGTATCTTTATAGAAATCAAACATATTATTTTCCTTTGAAAAGATAACCATATCATTAATAATTTGGTCTAACAGAGAATATTTTTCTTTCCTATCAATATGAAATGGAACATTAATTGTAAATACTTTTTCAGGATATGATCCATCATACACTGTATCAATAGATATATTTTTTCCTAATCCTAAATTGTCAGAAATTTTTATAAGTTCATCATAAAATTCAGTGATTTTACTTTCAAAAGACTCTGTGGATGATTTTTTAAAAAACTTATTTTTAAAAAAATCCCCTACAATATTAGAAGGTTTATTATATCCATAATTTTTATCAACTGAATACACCATAGACACCACCTATAAATGTTTATTCTAAAGTTTTTCTAATAATATCCAATGTTTCAGGATTATTTTGAACATCAATAAGAACTGTATTACTTTTTATTTCTTCATCATTCCTATAAGATAAAGTAAGAATATCCTTATTTATTTCCCCATCTTTTAAAACAAAAGCTGCATTTATAGGTATAACTTCAAGATTTTCAAAGTTTTCTTCAAGTTTTTTTAAAAAATCAACATTAAAAACTTCTTTAAGGGAAATCCCCTCTTGAAGCACTCTTAAGCTTCTTGCATCCTTTTTCATTTAACTTCCTCCAAAATAGTTATTTAATAAATATCTTTTATTAAACATATAAACCTTGTCAAAAAATTTTTAAATTAATAAATCTTCAAAGTCATTTTCTTTGAAATTTTCTTCTTTTTTCTCAATATTTCGTAATCTTTCATCAATATCATAGATTAATTTTTCATAATCTTTGATTTTTTCATCTTTTTCAACAATTGTATTTTCTAATTTTAAAAATTCTGGAGATTTAACAGTGATCTTTTCAACTTCTTTACTAATTGATAATGCTGGTAAATGTTGAATATATTCCTGTTTTAAATCAGCAGGATTGGTCATGAAATATACTTCATCAGTACTGTTTTTTGATTTGCCTTGCAGGTCATTTACTTTGTCCAGACTCATACCATCATTATATAGTGTTGAGGCATGGAATTTTCTGAGCATGTGGCTGCGGAATCTGTTGTAGTTTCCTGCTTTTCCTAATCCTAATTCATTGTTTATTTTAATGAATTGTTGGTTTAGGTAGTCTTCATGTATTTTGAATAGTCGGGATTCTGGTGTTAAATTTTGTCTTGATAATAAGTGATGATTTATAGCTGTGACTGCTTCTGGACTGCAATAGGTAATATAATATTTCTGTGTTTTTTGCCTTAAAATATTAAAAGTAGGGACAACATTATCAATATTATTTAACACATCTATCATTTCCATAATATTATCTGTATTATGGTATTCTTTAGTTGCGTTCATATAGTCCATTACAGTTAAATTTAATGTTTCTCTTCTGGCACAACCTGAACTACTCATGAATAATATAATAGCCTTCATGGTAGAAGTACATATATTAACTGCTTCACGAATAATTTCTTTATCAGGCAAATCTTTAAAACTGATAGGTTTGGGATTATTATAACTTTTTTTATCAATTCGTGGCAGATCATGTATTTCAATTTCAAAATATTTATATACAACAAGAACTGGTGTGAAAGTATTTGATACAGTGTTATAATAATAATTATCCATCAAATACTTACGAAAATTTAATAATCTTCTTTTTAATGTACGATGTTTCCATCGTATACCCTGTTCTTCTTCTTTTTCTGCTTCTTCGATTAATTCGGCTAATGATAACTTATTCAATTCACAATATTTATTTATTGAATGTTTGTAAATATGCTGTGTTGTTTTTTTATGATTTTTAACAGAATGGATCTCATTTAGGATTTCTTCATTGGTTCTCATATTTATCAAATCTATTTTTCTCTTTTTATATTGTTTGATGTAGAGTGCATTTGATAAGTATGTGATAATATGTCTACTGTCGTGTCTACAACGAGTTAATTATAACATACTTAAAACATTCTACTTGATTAAATATTATATCAAAAATAGGTTTTAAATTTTATCCCCCCCAAAAATTAAACCCTTATCCTTGTACTGCGTTTATAAAAAGTGGAAGTAATTTAAATAAGCATCCTTGTAAGAATCTATAAATCTTATAAGTGCACCAAATTCATCTTTGTATATTACTGTTGCTGTTTCACTATTGCTCCATTGGGTGCCTACTTCTGCTTTTTTTAATTCACTCCATGAGATGTTCTTATAGATATCTCCATCTTTTAATGTGAATGCAGGTTGTTCATAAGTTACTGTTTCAGGTGTTACTGTTCCTTGTGGCAGGATATGTTTTACTGTTTCATTTACTGATTTGTAACCGTTTAATGCTTGTATTTCTTTTATTTTATTAATTAAACTTACTTCTAATTTTATTGTGCTTCTTTCCATAAGTCATTCCCCCATTTTTAAAAAAAATTAAAAAAGTTATTGTCCTGATATTATAGGACAAAACTTAAAATTGTTAACAATATTGAAATTGTACATAGTACAATTGGAAGTTTCTTTGGATTATCCCTTTCAGATATTACTAATATTATGAATAGGCATGTTATAATTACATTGATTATATTTGTTAGTGTTATCATTTTTTTATCCTCCTTTTTTGAGAAAATTTAAATAATAAAAATTTTAATATATTAAATTGTGTGAGGAGATTTTCATCCCCTCATTAGTGTTATTATTATTGAGATGACTTGGAGTATTAATCCAAGTATCCCAATTAATTCTTTTCTATCAATGTTTTTCACCTCCTTGTAGTTCTATTATTATATTAGTTACTATAGTATATAAAGGTTTCTATTTATTACTACTTATTTTTATAAAAAAAATAAAGAATTCCACTAAAAAAAAGTAGAATCCATCAAAAAATCATGTTCTCCCATCATCACTTACAGCCCAAGCAGGATTAATATTAGTAACACTAAACCTACTACCACAAATCAAAGAACCTAACCCTTTACCTTTTGCAGCAGCAGAAGCATCAAAATTAACCCACTTACCATTCAAAAATACCTGACACCAAACATGACCATACGTCTTATTACAATAAATTAACCCCCTAACTATCCTAACATTATAACCTTGCTCTTTTAAACTATAATACGCCAACTGATTCAAATCAGTACAGTTCAAAGGCAATCTACTTTTCAACCTTGACAAAGATTGAGATTGAGTATAAACATCATTATAATACAAACCATACACCCCTTTATAAAATGCATTGTACAATGATTTATAATCACTAATCTTAGTATTTGTAGCATTACTTATACCCTTTGTAACATTACCCACAACAACAGAAGAAGAAGCAGAAGTATTTGTTGATGTTTCATACCAAATAAAATTCGGAGATTGACCATTATGTTCAACTTCCCACAAACTGCATCTTTTAGCCATATCCACATAAGTAGATTTATAAAACCTTTTACCATCTTTACCAGTCACATAATTAGGTAAAAATGAATGATCCTTATTGTCTACAATTGCACATTCTACAAATTCAGTTATCAAACCATCACTTTGATAATTTGTACCTCTTTCTTTTATTACACGAATAATAGTTGCATAATCTGCTTCTCTACCCTGATAACCATATTTCGGTCGAGTATTAAATTTCTTATTATTATTTACCAACCAGTACGCAATACGATTCATATCATTACCATACAATTCATACATTCTTCTTTCTTTACTCATAATCCCACCTTCTTTTTAAATTTTAAATCATCCAAATATTCCTTTAAAATACTGCATTTTATAATTGCATCTTCAAAACAACAAGGAACCTCTTTATCACAAGGATCATAAAATGCACATTTTTCACATTCTTCACTAATCATCCCAAAATAATCCCCCTATCAATTTTTAATGTACAATCAGTAATCTTGTTTGTTCTAAACGAGGATTCTCTCCAGCCGCTCCTCTTTTTACAATACCTTCTAACATATAACTTCCAGGGTCTAATCTAATCGGCAGTATTGCTCTACCATTAGCATCAGTTGTTCTTTCATAATAAACACCATTTACAATAAAATTAATTACCGCATTTTCCCCTGTGTTAATTTCAGGATTGGAAGAAATAATTTTACCGTAAACAGAATTTCCATAATTTAATTCTAGTTTAACTCCATCTTCTCCAGCAAGGTCTGATAAACGACCCATTACTAATCTAGTGTTTTTTAAATCATCCATTGTGGTTTCTAATATTTCTTGTCTTGCAAATGTTTCAGAATGTTCATCATCCACCAAATCTGCATTTAAACCTGAACCTGCTCCATCCACTTCTTTTAATTTATTTAAAATAGTTGTGGGTGTTTCAATGTTTCCATCTTTACCATCTTTTCCTGCAGGTCCAGTATCACCTTTACTTCCTTTATCACCTTTAGGACCTGTTGGTCCTGTTGGTCCAGTATCGCCTTTTGGTCCTTTGAAATTTCCAATTAATATTTTTTTAACCATCACCAATCCCCCTCATAATCAGTTATTTTTTAAGAATGTAATTGTTTGATAACAGTAACTGGTTTTATTCTGCCCATATCCTGTTCTCACTCTTCCATCAGAATTAATACGAAGCAACATGTGTGTTCCATAACTGGAGGATATTCCAAAATCCGTAAATCCCCCATCAGTATCAGGGAGGTATTGGGAATCCGTAATTGTACACCATTGTTTCCATGATTCTGTAAATTCTCCAGCAAGATATAATCTTAAAGTTACAACGTTCCCCTGTCGTGTAGCAGTAACTTTTGAATCCCCACTACCAAAAACAGTTTGTGAAACAGTAGAGGGAATATAATTATGAGTATGATTTTTCGCGGCTTTATTCTCCAAAATTGTTGTTACACTCACATTTTGGTCATATGCATAATGTATTTCATCACTGGTATGCTCATGCCCAGTATTTGATTTCCCATTCAAAGCACTATTTACCACTTTATTCTGTACAGGATTCGTTGAAGATGAAGATAAACTAGAATCCACTACAGTTTTATTAGCCCCATCATCAATATTCTCTAATTTTTTTTCATGATCGTAAACATAACAATTTACATCGGTCTGTCTATTAATTCCATATTCAGACGCCCACATACCATCCTCTACATCAGGGTTAATCTCGATATCACGACTTAGATGGCCGTGGTTAATATTTGCTTTATTTGCTAATTGAGTATTCATTTCTGTTTGTGTAACATACCCTGATAAGTCAACTGTTGTTTCAGTTGAACCAATTTTCTCAAAGTTATTATTAACCCAAATATACTCATCATAAATATTACCCTCAACAGAAGCTGAAGTATTTAATTTTAAATACATTACTCCAACTTCCCCTGTAGCAGGTAATGAATTTACTATTGTTGCTGTAAAACCAATTAATGAATTTATCTGAGAATTAATATTATTTACTTTCGCATCGATTTCAGTTTCAGTATAATACCTTTCATCATGATTATGTCCAACATTTGATTTTCCACCTAATTTTGAATCAATTTCTGTTTTCTTATAATAATCATTTAAATGTTTAACAGCAATATAATTGCCAACATGTACCTGATAACTATTTGCTCCATCTTCACTAGCTATATTTAAATATAAATCACCAGTAGTTTCATCATGCTCAAATACTGGAGGGTTGGTTTCATCATTACAATAACACCATAGATTTCCTTCAGCATCTCCTGCTAAAGTGAAAAAACCTGGTGGAGGTACTGTAATATTTAATAATGGGTTTGCCCATTTGTCGAACAATTCATCAATGGCTTTACTTACTGTATTGGCATCTGTCTTTAATATGTCGATGTCTAGGAAATCTTCAATGTTTCCTATTTTTGTGCCTAGGTTTGTTTCTCTTAATCTTGCACATGCATTATTTAATGCTTTTCTTTCATTTTCAGTTAGTTTAGTCATATTACACTCTCTCGTTTAACATTACCTATTTTAATCTCTTTATCACCATTTAGATAAGGATTATAACTTATTTCTGTTATTTGTGCTTTGAACACCTCTGAATCTGGGAATCTTACATATACAAAATCCCCTACATTATAATTGTGTCCTGGTGTTTCTACAAGGTCTACTTTTATGCTTTCATTTTTCTCTAACCATTTTGTGTTATCTCCTGAACCGTTTAATTTTTGCCAGCATCCAATCAGTACTTCTTCAACTGATTGTTCGCTAGTTTCAAATGGTTCTAATTTTGGATTACCATCACATACTGTGAGATAATTGAAATCTACAAGTGTTGGTAAAGCATGAATATATAATTCTCCTCTTGGTTTTACATATGGGAATCTTGAAAATTCAAAAAGTTTTGTTGTATCACATGTTAATGATACAAAATCACATCCTTTTAGTTTGAAAGTTACGTTGCCGTACCAGTAGTTGAATTTTGATTGTTTTGTGATTACATTTACTATATTTTGTTTTGAATCACTTTCATCACCAGTATATTCTGCAGTTATTTCTTTATATTCTCCTACTTTTTCTTTGACTGTTTTTGTTGCAGTGGTTGTTGTTTCTGCTTCTCCAGGAGTTAATTTAACTTTTTTACATTTACCATGACCCCATTTGTCCCCCCCACAGTATCCGCAATAATCTGCGTCACATCCTCCTTTTTTCATGCTGCAAGTTATTTCGCCTTCGTACACTTTTTTAGGATTGTCGGTTAATGTTCCAGTTTTGCCACAGTTTGGGCAGTAGTTTTTCCAGGTTTTTGTGTATCTTTTATATGCTGTTCCTGCACAACAGCCACATGATGGCATCATGTTTACGGTTATTGTGTTGGGATCTCCTGTTGTGACATTTTCAGTTACCTGTTTTTCTACTTCTTTTTCAACATATTTCATGAATTTTATTGACTTATTTTTGTAGTCAATAGTTATTTCGCTTTCATCCTGAATTAGATTCGGTTGTTGGAAATATATCATTGAAGTATTGGGGTTATCATCTGCTATTCCTTGATTAGTTATTTCAATTCCTAGTGTTGATGCTCCTTTTATTTTTTTAATTTTGAGAATAGGGTATGATTCGCTGATATATTTTTCAACATCTAAAATAGTACATCCTGGGATTTGACGTGGTGTAATGGTTGGGATTTTATTTGAAGAGGTTGTATTTTGTGTGTACATGAATGGCATGTATTCGTAGTTTTCATAATCTTTTATATAATGAATATTTTCTTGTACAAATGTTAAAGAAACAGTATCTATTATTTTTAGTTCATTAGAATTAAAGAAAACATCTTTTTTTGTTGTTAAATATTTTGCAAGAACATATATCAAATATTGGAAGCTTAGTCTTCCACCTGTAATTGATAAGCTGTTTGGTGCTTTTGTTTGAGTTATGCAGTACGATTTGATTATTCTTGCTAATTGTATTATTTCATCCTGTTTTATGATGCAGTCAATATGGCTGTGTGATGGTAAATCTGCACAATCCACACTTTTAAGTGAAATATTTTCAGAGTTATTGTCTTCAGTGTTGATTATTGCTTCTGCAAGTAGAAGTAACATTTGCCCCATGCCTATTTTAACATTGTAGACTTTGTTTTTTGATGAATCTTCATATATTTCACTATGTGATATTTCAAACTTATTTGGGAAGTATTTTTGAACATCAAGAAGTACTAATAGTTTTTCAGCACAATCAATAATGTCTTGTATGTAAAAATCATATTCAAATAACGTTGGTGGAATATTATTGTTTACGTCAAGATTGTAAAATTGTCTAAGTATTTTTGAATAATCTACTTCATCAGTATTTTCTGAAGAAATTACTGGCATTATACCTAATGCATTTTTGGTTTCATCACTACTATATGATAATTCATTAGTATTTTCTCCAATTACAACACTTTCTACAATTTTATTGTGTGTTACTCCATAATTTGCATGTTTTAGTAATTGTATTTCTTTTATAATGTTATTATTTTTTAAAGAATAATTTGTTTTAAATACTAATCCTGATTGTTTTTCAATAGCTTTTAATAAGTTGTATTTTGTTATTGAGCCTTGAACATTGATTAATCTTTTACTATAATCAATACTGTCAATATCTGTTTTTGTAACATTGAAAAATCCTTTCAGTAATTTGTTTAGGAATAATTTGCTGATAATGATTGTGTTTCCATTTACATGTGAAGCATAATTGGGATCTCGGATATAGAATGGTTTACAATTGTTTAATTCTACAATTATTTCTTCTGCATCTACATCAATAGATTTGTCTATATAATCAAAGGTGCATTCACTATTAATAACAAACAAACAATTATCAACAAAGATTTTGTTTCCTTGTTTGAATAATTGCTTGTCTCTTTTAACATTTGTAAGTTTATGTGATAGTTTTAATGTTTCATATCCTTGATATTCATCAGTAATATGTATTTCTGATAATTCAGTATCTAAAAATTGAAGAATATTTTCTTGATTATCTAAAACAACAACCATACTTTTTATCCTCCTTTTTCATAGTAAATTACATCAGTCACTTTACAATTGATACTGTTTTCAAAATTAAAATGATGATCCAATATGAAAAAACTAGAATCTACACTAATACAATTAGGATCTATCTTGAACCATTCACCATATTTTTCGTAGAATACATTTCTATTTTCACAATCAATTTTAATCTTTGTTGTTTCAGGTAAGTTTGTTATAAACTCTCCTTCAAGTTTCATTAGTTGTCCCGATTCTGATTCAATTATTTGTATGCTTATTGATTCATCTTCACTTAATTTATACAAAATAATGTCGGGTTTTACTTTTCCAATTGTGGTTATTGTTCCTGCGAAACTTTTTCTTAATGGGTTGATATTTCTACTTAAACCACTAGGGATTATTAAGTCCACTTCACAATCATAACCTCCAACCATTGCTTCTGCATCAATTGAATCTTCTATATAGTAATCAAAACATTCTTCAGGTGAGAAAAAGAAACTAATACTTTTTAGAATTGGTGAATCTAATGTGTCTCTTTCAGGATACAGGTAGTCACTTACATATTTCATGATTTCTGTTGATTCTTCAAAATCATCTCCGTAAACTCTGAATTTTAATTTGATTTTTTTATTATCAACATTGACTCTTATAGGGTATTTCCCATCTGCTCCTTCAATTTTATATTTTTCTGTATCAAAATTAGCTCCACGAGGTATTTCTGTTTCAGGACTCATACTTATAAGGAAATATTTGCAACTAACACCATTAATATGGAAATCGCAGTCTTCTCCACTATTTTTTGAATAATATACTGTGATTTGCACATTTTTCATTTCAACCTGGAATGGAGTGACATTGTCAAATGCATCATCAATTTGTAAGAAAAACCTTAAATCATTTAATATTGTGTTGATTTCTGGAAATGGAATGCCAAAATTATGGAATTTTCCACCGAATTTAAAGTTGGTGTCATTTCTAGTGATGTTTATGCTGTCTAAATAGTAATCTAATTCATCAGCATCTAATGTTCCAACACCACAAATTAGGTTAATTGGTTCTTCAACACTTATGTCTCCAGTTATTTCTATTCCATGAATCAGTACATTATTGTTTTCTAATCCTTGCCAGTTGAAACCTTCAAAGAAATGTTTTGTAGATAAAGCTAACTCTGGAGGTTCAAGTAATAAATTTGCAGTACTGCCTACATCACCTAACAAATATCTTTTTGGAGATAAAGCCAATACTGGATATTCATAACCTGCATATCTTTCTTTAAGTATTAAAGATAAATTACCAAATTCTACAGTTCCATAGTCAAAATCTATGAAATTTCCATAAAAAACTAGATAGATTGGTTTACTTGCATCATATGTAAACTCACAGGATAACTCTTCCCATATGTCCTTAACACTGATTTGATTGGTGTATGAATTTGTTGTTCCATTTACAACACAAACTCTTAAGTTTTTCAAACCTTTTTCAATTTTAGAAGCATTTAACAGTCTTCCTAATGCTGAGAAAACATAAGTTTCACCATGCTCAAGATTTGATAATGTGAATTCTGACAAATTCAATATTGAATAATAGGATTTATATGAATCAGGAATGTTTACTTTCACTTTATCTGTGAAAACACCTAATAATAATGGACTGGTCATTTCAATATTATACTCTCCACTACTTTTAGAGTATAAAGGAATATTTATATCCCAAACAATGTTTCCACTATCATCTTTTTGCCATTGTGATTTTGAAATTTGTAAAATATTATTTGATAATCCTGGAACCTGTTCTTTTACAGTTAATCCTCCAAAATTCAGATTTAGTGTTAAATCTAATGGAGCATCAGTTTTTAAAGTTATGTTTAAGTATGTTAAATCTGTAACTGTATCTGTACTAATTTCAATTTCTTTGTTATTTGCATAGAAATCCCATACTTCCAATTGGGGTTTTTCTACTACAAATGTTGTTTTTGTTGAATGGCCACTATTGTTTTCATCAAGTGTGATTGTAAACAATCCTTCAGATGTTGGAGTTACATAGAATATTAATTCTGCTTTACCATTTGTTGTTGCTTGTCTCCATATGCCTGTGGTCCAGTCATAATATGGTGAATCATATGTGATTTCACAGTCTCCATTTGTGATTATCTTTATGTTTGCCGATATTTCTTCTGAAGGTTTTGTTCCACTGGTTTCAACCATTGTGCATTTTACAGCTACTTTTTCACCGTAACTAACAATATTTGGTTCAATGCTAATGCTTGGAATATAATTTCCAGTTGTATACACTACAATTACTCTTAAGTATTTCATTTCAATGTAACATGGGTTTGTAGATGTATTTTGTGGTAAATCAAATTTAACATCAAAATTTGGAGTGTTAATGTCTTTTCCTTTTAGATTCAAATTATTAAATTGAACTTCATATTCTCCAAAATTATTTCTAGGTGGAGCATTACCTGTTTTTGACAGGTTTAAACTACTTAATATGATTTCTGGATTTGAAAAACTTCCATGTGCAGTTTGACTTATCTGTGCAGAGTATGCTAATTTTCTATATGAATATTGTACTATTATACTCGTTACTTTAGCTGAATCTGGAATTAATCCACCATATTTAAAATCATATCCACGTATGGTTGATGGATGTTTTCTTGAACCATTTCTTCCAGCAATCGCATTTTTATATTTTGCTCCAGGATCTGCATAACCCCAATGTCCCACAGTATTTAAATCATTTGTAATATTTTCAATATGATCACATGAACGATAAGGTATGTTGTTTCCTTCTATATTTTGAACTTTACTAGGATATCTTAAAATACTAGGCAATTTAATAATCCCTCCATCATTTTTTTTAATTTTTAATAAAACCATCATACTCTGAATTAAACAATAAACAGTTTAATTGAAAGCTAATGTAATCTCCTTTACTTACCCCATCAGGAAAAGCAAATTCAACACTCACATATTTAGCACCAGCAGGTATTTTTGATGTTTTAATAGCACATCTTCCTTTATTACCCATACCTTCATTAGCAATATCCATAATTTCCTGATTTTCAATTAATTTACCATCTTTATCGAAAAATACAAACCCAACAAGTATGCTTTCAATAGTGTTTTTTGCATCATAATTAGATGAAAACACAATACTGGAAGCATCATCAGGTATGTGTACTCCTTGATTGTTCTGATGGATTAAAAGAAAAAAAGGAGAAGTTAAATCAACATTCTCAGAGAGATATGTTTCTTTAACTTTCAAAGTATAACCATTTCTAAAAGGAACAACTTCAAAAAAATCACTATATGGGTTGAAATTAAAATCAAAATGTTCACAAACAAACAAACTAGATAAACTAGATTCCATACAATATTGAATATCTTCACTAAATCTGTTAGTTAATGAAACATCTTTACTTAATTTAAATGAATATACATTGTAAGATTCCCATTCATCAGGTTTTACATTATTTAATGAAACCATACATTTATGTGATTCAAAATCATTTTTATCTTCCAGATATCCATGTTTGTTACTTATGATATTACCGAAGATTTCACATTCTTCAGGATTAATTTTTATAGTTTCCATTATCTTTTAACCTCTCATTCTTTTAATACGATTGTCTCTTTTAATTAAAGCTTCAGCAATGCGGTCAATTAATTTGGAATCAGTTATCACTTCTTTTAAAGTTGTGATTATTGATTTTTCATCAATATCTTCTCCTTCAACAGTAACATTAAGATTATGATCTATTGTTAAATGCACATCATCAGATGTATAAGACACTAAATTATCAGCAACAGTATTATTCCTATTATGTTCAATATTCTGGAAGTATGCATTTTGATTTGTTTTCATTAAATCAATAATATTATATATTCCATCTGTAATGATTCCGAATACATCTTTAGAACTTCCTCCAGGACTTGCTGAACCAAAACTAACTCCAGAACCTCCACGGAATATTCCTCCACGTTTTTGGAATTGTGTCATATCATATATTTGACCATTAACCATAGCTGCTACATGGCCTATTCCATTCCATGATCCATGAATCATGTGTCCTGATAATCCCAACATAGATGCTATTTCAATTATCATTTCTGCACCATCAAAACAGTTACATCTTACTTGATCCCAAACTTGCTGATTACTATATCTTGAATTATAATAAAATTCATAAGTTCCAGGGTTTTGGAATCCTCTTGCAGTTAAGATTTTTCTTAGAAGATTTTCAAAGTTTCCAGGATTTAATTGCGGTTGTTTTCCATCACGGAAATCTTCCACATGATAATCTGAAGGTATTTGAATTCCAAGGAACCATGGGTCTGCTATCCTCCATTTGTATGCAGTATTCATTATTTTATTCACATTAGTATCAGGAATTCCTGCAAAACAAGTATTTGGATTAACACAACCATTAACTCTTGCCAAATCATTAATTACGCTTGTTGGTAAATTATAATCTAAAAGATTTAACCATGATTTGCTTTTATTGTTTTGAGGATGTTTTACTTTAGAATTAGTGTCAATTACTCTGCCTTTTCCTTGTCCTAATCCTCCAGCAGCATAACTTGCTATTGTGCCTTTTGTGGATTTTCCAAAGTTAATTCTTCCACCAGGTAATGTTCTGCCTCCAATTAATCCTCTTGTTGAATTAGTTGCTGGGCCTGCAGGCAGTCCACTACTGAAATGTGCATTGGCTAATTGATTATAGAAACTTGCAATACTTCTATGAAGGCTGCTGAATTTATTGTATGATTGTGTTTGTATGCTTCCTGCAGCTGAAACAATATTGTCTTTCATTACTCCCCATGCATTAGTCATTTTATTTGTTACATCTATTGTGGAGTTACATACTTGATTTAAGTTCTGGGTTGTTGTTGATTTAATATTGTTCCATGCTCGAGTATTTGAATTACTCATGCTTGTTAATGCAGTTGTTACTCCATTACGAGTTGTTTGGAAGCTTGTTACTACTCCTGCAACTCTCATTTGAATAGATCCTGCATTTAATGCTATTCCTGCAGTTAATGTTGAAAAGCTTGTTCCGATCATATTGTTGCTTGCAGTGATGCTTTCACTAGCTAATGATACTTCTTCAACAAGGCCATTATACTGGTCTCCAGTTTCTTCTGTACCTGAATTATTATTGCTTAAATCAACATTTGCACTATCTGTTTCAACTTCAGTGTTTGTTGTTACTGGAGTTGTGATAGTTGTTGAAACGTTATTTAATGCATTTTCAACATCGGCAGTATTGAATCCATTTACAATGTTTTTTCCAACATTTTTACCTGCTTCATATGCTGTTTTTCCTTTGTCTTTAACTCTTTGTAGCATGTTAAAGAATTCGAGTACTACTTTTTCTTGGATTATTCCTGGTGAATGTATTCCCATTGCGGAAAGCATTCCGTCTACAATTTTTTTACCTATTTGCTTTGCATTTTCAACTAATTGTGAACCTGCAGATAGTATTCTTGAGCCTATGTTTAGGAATTCCTGGTATACTTTTTGAGGTAATTGCTTTATCCAGGACATTACTCCAGATACTACTTTTGAAGCTGAAGTTTTCCCATTACTTATCCATTGTGCTCCTGCAGTTATTATTCTTACAGCTAATGCTAAGAGATATGTTTGTGCTCTGTCAGGTAATTGTTTTAACCAGTTTATTATTCCATTTACAAAGTTAGAACCTGCTTTTACTGCATTATTCCATAGTTGATTTGCCCAGGAAACTACAGTTGAGATTATGGTGCTTAATATTTGTGCATACATTTGCAGTATTGTTTGCCAGATTAAACTTAATGCTTGAGATAATGAGATTTGCCCAGTAAGGAATGATTGGAATATTCCTATTACTTGTCCTATTGTGTTCCAGATTATTTGCAGTACATTTATTACAAGTTGCCATGCTGGACCAAATACACTTAATAAGAAGTCACCTACTGGTCCTAATGTTTCCATTAGTGTTAGGAAACCTTGGTTTATTAATTCAACAGGATTTCCTCCATCTCCTTGTAGTGTTGCGAAGAATGATTCAAAGGCTGGGCCTAATGTTGATTCTAAAAATTCTGCAATTGGGCTTAGTCCTTCTAATAATACATTCCATGCGTCTGTGAAGAAACTTAATGCTCCAGTGAAATCTCCTCTTAATAATGATTGTATTCCATTGAAAACATCCCATATTATAGTGAGTATGTCTATTGCAAGTTTAACTCTAAATCTGAAACTTTCAAATACTGCTCCTATTGCATCGATGATTGCTCTTGTTCCATCAACTTTTCCTTTAGCACTTTCTGGGAATATTTCATCCCATATTCCTTTCAACCAATCTACAACTGGTTTGAGAGATTCATTTAAATCAGACCATGCGTCTTGAATTGCTTTGATGGTTGCTTTTACATCAGGGTGGTTTATGAATGCATCCCATAATCTGCCAATATTATTTTTTATGGCTTCGAGCATGGTTCCTACATCTTTCCACCAACCAAAAGCTTTACCTACTTCATATATTGCTACTGCTATTGCAACTAATGCCACAACAACCCATGTTAATGGATTTGCTAAAATTGCTCCTGCAACTGCTAAAAAACTAGCAGCCAAACCCATATTTGCTATTTCAACACCTAATGCTCCAGCAATATAAGTTACAAAACTAGTCGCACTAGCAGCTATTGCGGGAATTACTGAACCCAAAATTACAATACCTAACCCAACTAAAGCTGTTGAAAGTACACCAATAGTTACTGCTGCTTTAGCCCAATCTGGCATGTTTGACCATGCTGATTGTAATGCTTCAACCATCCAAGTAATCATTTCAACAACTGTTATAATTATGGGAGTTATTGGGACAAGGATAGATTGTATTAATTTGCTTCCAGTTACTGTTAATGCTGCCCAAGCATCATCTAATGTTACAATTTCTTGTGCAGACTGTTCAAAACCCATATCGCTAAGTGTTTCGTTCATTGCTTGGAGTAATCCAGTTTTATTATTTATATCTCCATCCCATCCATTTTTCATGAGCATGTCTTGAGATATGCCTATTTCCTGCAGTCTTCTGAATTGGCCATCCATTGCATCTGATACTGCAAGTATTGCATCTTCTTGTGTTCTTCCTTCTTTTACGAAAGCTGAACTCATTACTGCAGTTGTTTTAGTAAGTTCATCCATTGAAGCTTTAGGAAGTTTTAATTTCACTCCCATTTCTAATGCGGCTGCACCTACTGCATTCATGTCAACTTTACGAAAACTATCTTGCATTTTGTCAACAGCACCATGGAATTGTTGTAGTTCTCCTTCAGTCATTCCTAGTCTTTGACCGAATCTTTCAAAACTTGCAGCTGCATTTATTGATTCTCTTGCTCCTTGAACCATACTGTTTACAAGGTCAAAACCAATCATTCCTACAGTCATACTTGCTGCTGTTCTAAGAAATCCAAGACCCCCACCAGCAGTTTTAGCTCCGTTTCCAAGTCCTCCGAAACCAGTTCCTGTTTTTTGTGAACTTGTTCTTAAACCTTCTAAAGCTAATTGTGCTTCTCTTGCATCTCTTGTAACATTATCTAAACCAGTAGTATGGAAGTTTAGCAATGAATTTACTTGTTGAAGTATACCAATTAAAACTAATAATATTGCTTTTAGTAGTTCTGCTGATGCTGTTGTTCTACTGAATCCCGAACCATCAATTGAATCTAAGGCTGCATCTGTTGAATGTGCACTTGTTCTAGCTCGATCTAATGCCATGTCTAATTGTGCTGCACTTGATGAAGTTGCTGTTAATGTGTATCCAGTTATACTATTTATTCCACTGCTTAAACTAAGTGCACTGGATGAAGCTTGTTTTAAACTTGAAGATAATAATCTGGTACTATTATTTGAACTATTCATCGAGGAAGATAATCTTGTAGCACTAGATGATGCTGTGAGTAAATTACCTGAATTAATTGTGTTGATTGAAGTGTTAAGTCTATATGCACTATTCATCGATGTATCCATTGAAGTGGTTAATAGTTTTGCAGAATTAGATAATTGATTAATTGTATTGGGATTGATTGAATTTAATGCTGTTTTTGTAGAATTAGTGCGATTTGTAACTTCAGTTAATTCTTTATCTAACTGATTAGCAGAGTTTTTGGCTTTATCCATACTTGAGGAATCAAATTGTCGCATTGCATTTTGAGCTTGTTGTGCTGCTTTTTGAACTTGCTCCATTTGTGCTTGTATCTCTTTTAATTGAGCTTTAACACGGTTTTCCAGTTCAATTATTAACTTTACAATATTATTGCTCATTGTTCTATTCCTCTGCTAATTTCTTGTTTTTTTCTTCTGACACGGTCTTTTAGAGAATGTGAAGCATGATTTGTACCTGAAGATTGTTTATCCTGTTTATCACGAACTAAGGGTACTGCATGATTCAAGAATAATTTCTGCCTAATAGTTAAATCTGCTTGGTTTTCTGCTAACATATAACCGATGTCTTGAAGAGTTACTACTTCAATAGCTATGTTTTCATTCTTCTTCACGAAATTCTGCTATATTATTATCCATGGATTCAAGGTTATCTAAACCACTGAAAATTAATGCTTCATTTACAATTAAATCTAATGTTCCTGCTTTTAATTGTTCAAGGTCTTTTTTGGTGAATTTATCAGGATTGTCTGCATTGTCTAATACTTTTAATGCAAGGTTCATTTTTGCATCGTATTTCTTTTTTTCCATTGCTGCGAGACTGGTTTTGAATTTTGTGGTGTCTTCTGCAAGGCTGGTTTGTTTTGCTTTGATGGTGGAAATCATGTCGAAGTTTCCTACATCACGGTATGCTGATGTGAATTGGTTGTATTCAAGGTCGCTTATTTCTCTTATTGCTACTTCATTATCGTACATTGGTAGTTCGATTATTTTTGTGTTTTTGATTCCGCCGATGATCATTTCTTTTGTAAGCATAAATATCACATTTTTATATAATAATTTTTTTTTGAATTTTTAAAATAAAGTAATTGAATGAGAATAATCATATTCTCATTTCATTTAATCTGTGTAAACAGTGATTGTTTTTGTTTTACTTGCACCATCAATTAAAATATGTGATGGTTCTACTTTAGTTGCAGTTGGTTCACCAGTCAACTCTATATCATACACTCCATCTTCAGCAGCAAGTGTTACTTCACCATTACTTGAAGATTCAGCATCAACAGTTGTGGATCCTTTCATTAATGATACTGTGTAATCAGTTGTTAATTTAGCACCTTCCTTATCAACAAGTTTTATTGTTGCATCATAAGTTGGGTTGGGATCACTGTCTGCTTTTCTTGCAAATAATGCTCCAGCTAAATTTTTATAATGGTCCATTGTTGATTCAACTGTTTTTGATAAACAAACAATACTTAATTCATATTTAACTGGGTCTGCATTCATTGTTGCAGATGGTTGGTTGATAATACACATTGGACAATATAATTCGAATTTTTTATCACCATTTCTAATGTAGAACATTAATTCAAAGTATTCTCCTGCAAGGTATCTTCTTGGTCCTTCCTCACTTCCCCAGTACATTTCCAAGTATTTTTCATCAGTATCATCTACTGTTAAGTTTAAACCAATTTCTCTTTTAGCTGCTCTTGGTATTTTACACATGAACCTTGAGCCCATTCCTCTTGCATCATCAGTATTAACATTGTTTTTGATTTCAAGACTTATTTTATTGGTTTTACATCTCATTTCAGTCCATTCATCTTCACCAAATCTTCTCATTTTAACACTGTCTATATGGTAAAATGATAATGGTAATTTTCCAAAGTTAAACTCTGATAATTTTTTTAATGGTTGTTTACTATTGATTTTTGATTTGATTTCTGCTGATGCAGTTAAGAATTCTGATTCTACTTCAATACTTAAACTGTCCATCACCATACCTAAAATTTCCATCTCGTAGGTTGCACATCCTGCCATCACAGTATAAGAAGGTAAGATACTACTATTTGTACCGTAGATAATATCTCCTTCTCTTCTTCCCAATACTGCTTCAAGAAGGTATTCTAATGTTTCCATTTGTAAGTTGCAACTGAAACTGTTTTCAGGTACATAGTAAGCAGCTACACCAGATTGATAATCCCTACTTACTACTGAATCATATTTTGTAAATTGCTCTGGTGGAGATACATCCATCTCTGATATTTCAATATCAATAGATTCTCCACTAAGGTCTTTTTTTGCAAATTCTCCTTCTTTTACTAATCTTAAATATTTTAGTTCTTCTGCGGCTGTTACCATATTATCTTAGCCTCCATCACATTTTGGATTCTTAATTTTAAATCTTATTTGGAATGTTACACCTGCACTATACACATTTTTCTTTTTACCCAGACCATATGGAACCCATCCGAAATCCTTGGTTTTAATATTGAAAAATTCTAAGTCTCCAAGTAATCTTGAACTTATTATTCTATGTTCTGCCTGTGAAACTATACTTGTAGCTTCATGAATACCTATCTTAGGATTTTTATTGTTAAGCACCTGTGAGGATAATATTATTTCTCCTTCAAAGGTTTCACTTAAACCAGTATCAGTAATATTTTTAAATGGTTCATCTGCCCATAATTCCAGGTAAGGTAATTCTGGTGTTCCCAGACTTACACCCATAAGAGATAAATGTTTAATAGTGCCGTCTTCAATCATTTCAGATAAAACCAGTTGGAAACCTTCCATTAGTTTATCATAAGCTTCTATGAAATCTTTCATAATCCCACCTCTTTTAATGTTTCAGACACATATTTGTTAATTTTTGATTCAGTAGTTTTAACTGCATGAGGATAATAATGGTATCCCCTGAATGCTGCTACTTTTTTAGGTTTAGGGACAAAAACATCTTTACCAGATTTATCCACCCAATGCAGGGCTTTTTTGTTTTTAGCTGAGAAACTTCCACGACCATCATGAACATATTTTTCATAACCTGAAGGTTTTCCTCTTGCTTTTATAACATACCTTTCATCTGTTTCTCTTCTTGCAGTTATTGCAGTTAAAAGATTGTAACGATTGTATTTTATCCTACTTTGAAGGTAAGTTTTAGCATCTTTACTTGCTCCATAACTTACCGTTTTACCTAATCTTGGAGGTACCCGTAATATTTTTTCTTGCAGTTTTTCCCATCCAGTATAATCAAAATCAAAATGTATCATAAAAAATCATCAACTCTTATAAAAAATTAAAAAAAATGTTTAGATTGAGAAAACATGAATCTTAGATTTTTTAATGTAAGGCTTCATTCTTTTTTCAATGTCTTCTGTGAAAATATTGTTTACTGCCTCATCAAAATCAAAGTTTTCATGATCAGTAATTCCCAAGTCTTGTCTTACAGCATGGCTTCTAATAATGTTGCTGGTTAATTCAATAATGATTTGTATTACATCATCAGGAATTTTATCTGGTATATCATATTTCTTTTTAACCCATGATTCCATTGCAGTGTAATAATCATTAATATAATTATCTAATTCAGTAGTTTCTAAATTAAATAATTCTTCAGTATTTTTATTAGCTCCACTGTACTGTTTGATTTTTTTTAAGGTGTTTTCATCCAACATAAATTATTCCTATGTTTTAGTCATTGTAATGGTTAATGTAGTTGAATCATCACCTACAGTATAATTACCTGTGCTTTCAAAGTTTTCATAACCAGTACATGTTGCACCATATGAATAAACTCCATAAGGAACATTACTTATTGTACAGCCTCCAGCACTACCAGTACCGTTACAAGTGTAAGTTTTACCATCAGTAATATTTGTTAAAGTTACAATAGCTCCTTCAACAGGATTTGTTCCATCATTAACACTTACACCAATATTTTTAGTAAGGATAATGCTGGAGTTTATGCTTCCTTTATGTATGCAAGAGCAGATGCATCAGGCCATGCAAACTGAATATCAGCATACATTGTAGAAGCAATATAATACTTGTTAGATTTTAAATCAAATTCAGATTCAACAATAATATTGTCAGGATCAGCTAACCATTGAATGTTTTCTTTATGAGTTAAAATTACTGGTTTTTTAGTGAAACCATTACGAAGAGTACTGAAAGCTGGAATTGGTACTAATGGTACTTCCTCAATACTGATGTCCCCATCTTTAGTGATAACTACATCATTAACAGCATACTTGTCATGATTATCTGCTACATATCTCCATACTGCTCTTTTAAAACTGTATGGTACAAATGCAGCTACCCCACCATCATTTTTATATTTATCAGGGAATAAATCCAACATTCTACGGAATTCTTTTAACGGATTGGAATCTGTTGCAGTTAAATCTACTGTTTCTTGATCTATATCAGAATCATCTTCTAATTTTTTCAAGATACCATCATTTACTTTATATGAAGTTGCAACATTAGATTCAGTACTTGCAGTATTCCCATAGATTAATGTTCTTTCTAATGCTCTACCATTTGCACTACCAAATTGACCAGTTAAAGTATTCATAAAATTCTTTTGCTCAATACTGTCATATAATACAGTTCTGTGAACACCAGTTAAAGCACGATATTCTTCTGCATCAAAAGCCCTATTAGTGAATGTTGGGTCCTGTTCATCGCTTAAAGTTTGTGGTGTACCACTGATTCTTCCAGCTTCCAATTCAATATCAAAACTCATCATGTCCAATTCTCTTTTATGATTGTGAGTTGGAACAACTTTAGTCTTGTTTAAAAATGCTGTTTCTTCTTGAACAGCTTGCATGTATTTATCTGCTTTTTCTGCTTGAAGAACTCCGTTACCGAGTTTCCCACTTCCTTGTCCAATATCTACAAATTTAAGGATAAAATCTTCATTATGCATGATTTTATCAGCTATCGCTTGTTCTACTTGTTTAATTGTCATTTTATATCAAACCTTCTCATAAAATTTTAATTATTAAGTATAATATCTTCTTTTTTTCTACCAAGTCATTCCATTTGAATTCCTACCCATTCTCTCAAGGAATGATTTTTCAGAAGCATTGCCTTTTGCAAGGTCAGGATCAATACTTTTACTAACAGTAGCATCTGGATTAACAGCCCCCTCAGCAGTAATAGTAGTATCCACTTTAACTTCCCCTCCATCATCATCTTTTGGAGGTTCTGATTTTTTAACAGCTCCAGGAACAGGATCATCTTTTGGAGGTTCTGGTGGTTTTTCCCCACCTTCAAGTTTAGTTATCCTTGCATCCATAGTATCTAATCTTTTATCGATTTTACCTATTGCTTCTAAAATTTTATTTTCATCTTCCACAGGTTCATTATTTTGTGCTGGAGGTTCAGTTGGTTCTTGAGGTTCAGATTTAGCAACTAAACCATTAATTAATTTTTCAAGAATACCTTCTGAAACCTGCACATTATTTTTTCCATTGTCTTCTTTTGTCATAACTTCCACCTTATCTTCTGGTGTGATATATTTTTTCACAAATTCTTCATCATTTTCATATACTTCAAAAACCGCCATAGGATGTGATGGTTGATCAACAATACTGATTGTTGATGGTTTCCAATCTTTAATGTCTTTAAATTTCAAAGCCATATTTAACCTCCCAATCCTCTACTCATTTGAGCAACACTTTTATATGGTGCAGCCAGTATGCTGAAACCATTGTATTCCCCATCTCGGATTGCTTGTTGTATTTCCTCATCAGTTACATCAACAGAAATAAACCATGATCCTTTGGGGTAAGTGTTTCCCCTAAATGGTGTTGGTGATTCAAGAATATATGATTCTAAAATTCTTCCTACAGGTTGGAGTGTGTGCTGTACATCAACTCCTAATCCCAGGCGATTGTATATTAATGATGCTTGTCTTATTGTTTCTTCATCCAGTATGTCTCCTGTTGCATCAGGGATTCCTGGTATGCAGACTGCACCTTTCACAATCATAGTTTTTTTTGACTCCCCATTTTTTTATATTGGAAAAAAAATTAGTTTTGTTGGAGTTTTTTTTAGTAAAAAAGAAAGGAGGATTTTAAAAAAAGATAAATGATGTTAAGTTACTAAAATAAAAATATTTTTTTATCCCCCTTCAATATATAGGAGTGGAAAAATAGAAAAAAATAGTAAAAAAAGACTATAACATATCTTTTAATTTATATGTGATTTTTTCATTATCTTCAATAGGATTATACTCAATAATCCTATTTAATATAACATGAATTGTCTCTTCAATATTGTTTTTAAGATTTTCTTTAAATTTTTTATCAAAACTAAACTTAATATTCTTCAATTCATTCCCCTCTTCAGAAGAAATTTCCAAAGAACAAACATTTCTATGTGTATCAATAATATATAATTCCCCCATAATATCAATAGTATCAGATTTTTCTTTACTAGAATCATCAATTACTTCATACACCTTTTTTGCAAATTCACTAGATAAACATTGTGGTTCAAAACCTTTAGGAGCAACCGACTTGTACATATCTAAATTTAATTTATTGTTTTTTAAAATTTTTAAAAGATTTTTATATTTAAATATTGGTTGAGTTCCCATAGTTTTCATCTTATCTAAAAGTAATTCTTCATTATCTCCACAACTTATAATATCATTTAAATTCTCCAAACCTCTTTTTAAATAAGATTCATTATTCAAACTAGATTGATTATTTGCAGAAGAAACAAATAAAATTAAAGACCCCATCTCCACAGCATCCACTTGAAGAACCGCACTACTTAAAATAGAGTTATTTATAGATGATTTTTTCTTTACAGGGGTTTTCCCATCATACATTGAGCAAGAATTAACTAGTTCTTGGATAGCAGATCCTATTTTACTCAAGTTAGATAATTCTATTTTCCCTCCATTATCATTAGCTATACGAAAATCAAAAGAAGTACGTCCATAATAATTTTTAACATGAGCTAATTCAACATTTAATTGATGTAATCTATCTTTTAAGCTATTTGCATTAGCTTTTACACTTAAATCATTAGGATTTTTTATCAAAAAATCAGTTAAAGGATTTAATAATAACTTAACTTCATTAATTTCATTATTTATATCTTCAATGCTCCTATATGTCATTTAGACCACCATAATCAACAACCAAATTTAAAAATCCTTTAGGGATATTTTCCCTATTATGCCCCCACCAGTTAATCCAATAATTTTTATAATTAACATAATTATTATACATTGGATGATCTTCATATATCTTGTCAATTCTAAAAAAATCACAACCAAAGCGAAATAAATCTAGTTCATATAATTTATCTTTTGAAATGATGTCATTTTCGTGCAAATAATTAAAATGATCATATTCTTGTCGATATTTATTCTTTTTTTCTATAAGATTATCCAAATAATTATTTTCTTCAATTGTTAATTCTTTAGAATCAATTACTATTATAAAATCAATATCATATGGATCAACTTTATTTTCAACAAAACTTCCATCAATCAATAATCTAATACATGATTTTACATTTTTTAATAAATCATTATAAAATTTAATAAAACAATCAAAACGACTTTGTCTTGTCTTGGACTCTGGAAAATTATCAACAAAAAACGTTTTAATATCCATTAAAGTTACTTCATGACATCCTGGAGGCAACAATCCCAATTCATTAAATTTAAAAATATTCTCATTTATACACATCAACAATCACTTAATATGTATATTAGGATTATAGAAATAATAAGAATAGTCTATTTGAAAATAATATAAAAATTTATATAATATAAAAAAATAAGTAGATAGAAAAATATTATTTTTTGTAGTATGGATTTTCTTTAATAACTTCACTAACAATTTGATTATTCTCATCAAAAATTTGTTCAAGATAATGAGAAGCATAACACTTACATTCTTGTTCAAACTTACCATTATTTTTTGAAAGATAAATTATTATCTTTTTTTGACATTTATTTAATGGAATTACTTCAAAAAATATATTTTCCCCTTGAATATATTCTTCCATGTTATCCTCCATTCAAATACTTTTCAATTACTTCACACCTATTAGGAAATTCTTCTTTAAATTTATAATCCTGTGAATCAAGATATCTTCCAATAGATACTGCGAAATCCTCAGCATACATTTGTTTTAACCGCCCATTATTTATATGCTCTTCTGCTTTTCTTTTCGCATAATCTGAAACAAAATAATTATTTTGCTCATTTCTTTTATTATTTAATTTAATATTATGTTTTTTATCTAATTTAAATGCTTCTTTCCATTCATCAGAATTAGATATGCCCCAGTATTTATTATGAATCGTGTGATCTAAAATATGTCCTGCTTCATGATGTATGGTTTTTATATAATCAGTGAAATGTTTATTGGGTACTTCCCTTATCAAAATTTTAGAAGAACCCACTTTTACACTTCCTCCAACATAACGACCATTCTTATTCTTTTTAGCTGGAAGTAAACGTATATTTGATATATATTGTTTACACATTCTATTAATATGATTATATATAAAATCTAGTTGTTTATTAGATAAAAATGGGTGCTCTTTCAATACATTAAACTCTTCATATCTTTTAATAGAAATTGAATTATTACGAACATGTATTTTTTTATTTTTAAATTTATTCTTTGAAGGCCTTTCATTTTCTAGCGAATAGTCAATATTATATTTGGTTTGTTTAACTTTTTCAGTAATTTTACTTCCAGTATTTTTAATCTTATTGCCTATAGTTGATATAGTTCGGGTTATTTTATTTCCAATTTTAGAAGTTACTTTCAAAGCATTCTGCTTAATACCACCATTATTCTTACCATACAAGTAAGAACTATGTGGAATATTAAAAGAACTTTTCTTTTTAAGATTACTTGGAGTACGATTAGTATATCTTAACCAGCATCTGCAGTTAGCTACATTTTCAGCACCCCCATTCAAATCACCAGGATACATTAACTCAGCATGATAAGAACCATAAATATCAAAGTATTCATCAATAGGAACAGAAGCAATAATCCTTGCACGATGCCATGGTCTAGTCTTACCTTTACTACGGCCATTCATCCAAACCTTATAACTATAACCCTCATTTAATGCTTGAATAAAACTAATATTAGATTCATTAGTATGAATAGAATCTTTAACAATATTTTTTAATCTTGCCTTACCTGTATCAGCATACTTCTCACTTAAAATCTTCCTAATTTCACTGTCAGACAAATTCCTAATACTATTCTTCCTTAACTCTTCCTCAATCTTCAATTGCAATGAATACTTAATATTATTTAATCGGTTATTAAAAAACTTAGAATAGATTTCTGTATTGGATTTAACAGCATGATTAACAAACCTATCATCAATTCTATGAATTCTTTTTCTTTCATTAACCAAAGTATCATTAATAATCTTAGATGTTGTCTTCTCAATATTCTTAAGCTCACCTACATTACCAAACAATACATCATCAATAACATGATTAATAATTTTATCCTGTAAATTTTCAACTTGCTTAAAAGCCTGATTACGATTCTTATATTTGTAAGTGAGGTGAATATTATCCTTCACAACCATAACTTCACGAATCTTACGAATCCTAAGCAAATATTCTAATTGTTGTTTATTATTCAAAAAAAAGAACCCCCCACTCACTACACTCTGCATATTCTAATAATTCATGTCATTATCTAAATCATTAATCAAACTGTTTAACTTCCCTTCAGCATCAATTGGATCCTCACCATACAAAACCTTATCCAAAGACTGATTATTCATAAACCTACAATTATAATACTCATCATCTTCACTCATTTTCAAATCAAAAGATTCACCAAAACGATTAACAAACTCCCCTAAAGTCACTGCACCATTTTGCAGTAATTTAATTCCACGGTCCAATACTTTATCTTCTTCATCAAAATTAGGAGACAAATACTCAAGTTTATGTGTAAATGTTCCAAATTCCTTTTGAATAATAGTCTTATTAATCAAATTAGCCATCCTCTTTTGCAATGTAGCTACTGTAGATTTACTATAATTTTTAAGCAAAGTTTCAGTACGATTACTAGCAATACCTGTAGACTCAGAATCCCCTAAACGTTCACGAGGCACACGATGAATACGACGAATACGATCACCAACACTACCTGACAATTCTAAAAAACTGCCTTCTTTTTTCTCATCAGCAATTTTAGTAACATTAACACTAACATTATTTTCTTCACTGGGAATAATGAAAACTAAAGCAGTTCCAGGCTCATTGGACACTTCACGAAACTCCTGTTCCAAATCCTCTTCAAAATCATCAAAAGTATAATCTTCTTTTTCCTCAACATTACCTGTAACAGTAATAATATAATTCGGAATACCATGTGCTTTAAAATGCCCTTGCTGATATTCAATAATAGCATTATCAGTTAGAATAGCATCCAACTCAGATAAATACTTCGGTCTACCATAAACAAGACTTTCATTACTTTTAAGATTAAACCAGATTAAATCATTAGCACGATTTTCATCTGTAATATTATCATCCCACAAACCAGTTTCACGATTCAATTGCTTAATATTGTCAGGATCATATAATTTGAAATAATTTTCTTTATGCCCTATCTTTTGTACAACACGTTTTTTATCACGACACATTCTCAGGTATAAACTGCTTACATGATTAACACTTTTCAACTCCCCTTTTTCCCTAAGTAGTTCTAATCCTGCAAAACCAAAAGCTTCTAAATCTTCTAGGAATGATTCTATTTCCTCATCAAAATTAAACTCATTTAAAAAATCATCTAATCCTTCAGGTATTTCTTCTCCTTCTTTAGAGATTATTTTTTTACCTGTGAAAATTGCATCTTCACATTTAACAGTAATACAAATATCATGCAAACCACTAATATCACGCAACTTATCTAATTGGAACGGGTCATATGCAGGGTCAATTACTTCTGTACCATATGTTAATTCATCTTTACTCATTTCTTGAGATTTAATCTCATATTCATTTAAAACACTTTTAATCACTGAATCTCTTAAAAAGTTACTTTTAACTATTTTAACCATTATTAATTTCTCCTTCTACGATTTCTTTTTCTTAAAACTGTAGGTTTTGTTTGAGGATATAAACCTTCATGTAACAATGATACACTATCCACACGGTCATCATGTGTTGTTTCATCATCAGCTATTATTTTCTCTGATGGGAATTTCACAGCTTGTTTCATGAAATCTTTCAACCATTTACCACGAACAAATAATATCCGTCCATTATTCATTCCCCGTATAGTTCTACTTGCTCTTATTAATTTTGATTTAGGAACACGAATAAAAGTAGGATGATAGTCTTCGAATTCGTTTTCCCAGTATCTTTTAACTATTTTACCTGCAGCTGCAGGCTGATACTCAATCCAATTATCATACTCTGAATGTTCATCCATAATCCTTGTCATGTATTGTTCTAACTTACCTGGCTTTTTTTGTGTGCTTTTCTGATTATGCACTACACCTACTTTTCCTTGTAATACTGTTGAAAAACTACATACTGTATAATCAGAAGTACTTTTTTCTGTTGCTGCAATATCCCATGTAATTACTTCTTGAAGAATATCCTTTTCAGTTAATAATTCATTAAACTCTTGTTTGCTAATTGTTGCTGCTTCAATTGTATCATAATCAAATACATCTCCTGCTCTTATTTCATAATCCCAATTACCAATCTGATACTGGTAATCTGCTTTTGATAATTCACGTAAATTAGCTAAGTATTTTTCTTTGTCAATATATGGATTATGCCAGAAATTCATTTCAAAAAAAGGGTATGGTCCTTTAACAAATTTTTCATTTAAGTATGTTGATCCATCTGCATCAGCAGGATTACTAATATAGTAAATTGCTAATGGGAAAGTCATTAACTTATCAGTTCCTCTGAGACTACGATTCAGGAATTGCAGGTTTACTTTTTCAAATTCTGAAGCTTCATCAACAATGATTTTATGATAAGCACGACTTTTGAATTTCTCTTTGTCTTTTTCCAGAAGCATATATGAATAATAAATTCTGGCATCATTTTCATGGTTAATGAAACATCTTTTACTTTGATTGTGTTCTATGTAATCGAATGGTTCTGTCCAATGGTCCAGGTAATCTACTATTCCTCCAGTTGCTATTACATTATCATAAGTAGATCGTAGAATTAAGCAGCGATAGTATGGTACCTCATAATGTTGTAAGGCTAATACTGCTCCAAGCATACTTTTACCAGAGTATGCTGAACCACCAATTAGTTTTCTTGTGTGGCGGTCTGCTATTGCATATAATTGTCTGTCATATGGTGTTACTGGAATGTATGGGTTTTCAAGTATTGTTCTTTTAATCAACTTTTTTTGTTGTTGATCTAAGTGTATTTTCTTGTAATCTACTCTCATAATTCATCAGTGAATTTTTCTAAATCATCGTTAATGGTTAGTAATTCTTCTAATTCTTTGTCTTTCATATGAATTACATTATCATTTTCTTTGGTGGATGTTTCAATACTTCCTTGTATTTGAGTATTATTATCTTTAATATCTGTTGGTTGACCATGAGCTAGTCTGAAATTTCTATAGATTATTTCCGCAGATTTATTTAGATTTAGAAAACTATTTGCTCGTGTAGTTGGAGCATTCTCATTACTATTTTCTTTTAGTTCTTTTTGTATTTCTTTTAGTAATTCAAAATCATCATTGAAGAATTCTTGAAACTTAGCATTTCCTTGTTTGAATAATTCATAGTTCCACTCTCTTTCTTTTTGATCCATATGATTATCATATAATCTGCATCTTTCAACCCAATTCCATCTTGAAGAGAGTGTTTTTAGTTGACTTAGTGAAGGTATGTTTTTTTCTTCAGTATGCTTCGATTTCTTCAATTTTATTATCTGTGGGAATGTTCTTTTGGAACCTAAATCTCTGTATTCTTTGAACAGTGAATAGCTTTTACTTGGTTCTCCTTTTTGTCTTTCCCATGCTTCAGTCATAATCCCCCCCCATCCTTATATTTTTTTTGAACATTATTGTAATGTTTATTCTTTTTTGTTGAACACGAAATTTTAAAATACGGGGTTTTTTATTTTCATAGTGAACAATATAATATTGTTTAGTTTTGAATTTTGAACAAAAAAAAAGTTTTATTAGTTTTTTATAATAGTTTTAGGAAATTCACAATAACAAACTGAAATCCATCAATTAAAAATACAATTAAAGCACCAACAATTGCTATGAATACTCCACTTTTTATTGTGAATAATTGATTATCATCATTAGCTTGTTTTTCCTGAATAGCCAATTGTTTTGTTTGAATTTCAATACTTTTATCCATTTTCTTTATCAGTTTTTCTAATTGCTTATTTTGAAACTGATCACTTGCTTCCAGTTTACTTATACGAGATTCCTGTTTACAGTATTTTTCATGTAAATCTCTTACTTGATTATGGGTCATTATTGTTTCCTCCAGTGTTAGTGGAGGTGTAAGTTCTTGAAATCCATCCAACTATTCCCCCTAATGCTACTGCTGCTAGTTCGTTGTTTCCCATATAGGTGCTTAGAATTCCTATAATTATTATTCCAATTATTGCTAATGTTGTGTTGTTGAAGTTAGTCATTATTATTTTCACTCCTAAAAAAAATTTGTTTTTAAAAAAAAACGTTGGGGAAGGGATTTGAACCCCTGCGATACTAGTGTATCATTAGATTAGCAGTCTAACGCCCTACCAGGCTAGGCTACCCCAACATTGTTGGTGGAGGGAATTGCACCCTCAACTTTTGAGTGGTTACTAAGTTACAATAAAAAATAAGCTATTACCAACATCATGAACATGTATTAAAGGAGATAAATTTTATATTATATTTATGGGAAGAATATTTTTTTTTAAGATATGTGATATTAATTATTTAATCTTTGGAGGATACCTATATATTTTAATGAAGAAAAAAATCCAATCATTCTATTATTCATTAAAAATTTGCTACCATTCCCATAATAATTTTTAAGAATAATAATAATAAATGAAAAGCGAATAATAAACGGATAAGAATATTATTTTTAAATGTCAAATAATGATAATGCGAAGCTTAATTGTACAATAACATATGATAAAAATATTTTTTATAAGTGTTTTATTACAAGACCACAATTTTTACAAACAAATTCAGCACACCACTCATCATAATAAACCTTCTTACAGTCCCTTTCATGTTTCTTACAAGAAGGACACTCCATTTCAGCATGCTTCAGGTTTTTAAAAAGTGTAGTTGCATCCAAATAATATTATCCTCCCATATTAAAATATAAATTTATAAAAATGTCTTTTATTTTTTTTCACAAAAAAGATAAAATTATAAAATATTTTATCCCCTTCAATATATAGGAGTGGAAAAATAGAAAAAAAAGAAATGAATTAATATCTACTCAAAACATAAATATATGGCTGAGGATAAACTTCATTTAATATTTCATAAGCAGCATTAACAATATCTATATTAATTAAATAATTTAATAAACCAAAATCATCAAAATCTAGGTTTTCATTTGCTTTAATTAAAAATTCTACCTTTGCTTCTAATACATCAGGCAATATGTGCATTGTACACTTCTCTAAACCATCATATTTTGGGATTAATTCATTATTAATATATTCGTATAATTTCTTTAAATCTTCCATGTTCTCCATTATATTTTTACTCCTATTCTTTTTAATTCTCTTTTCACAGTTCTTTCCTCCAAACCAAAATCACTCAAAGCATGCTGTGAAAGAAATGTTGTACCAGGCTCCCTTAACTCATTACTAATTAACTCCCCATCATTAATTAATTTCCTACGTTTTTGTTGATACTTTGCTTTCTGCTCACGTACCGCCCAGGTCCTGCAAGCTTCCCTGCAATAACCTGTTTTGTTTTCAAATTTAATATAAATCCTGCCACAGTATTTGCATTTGCTGATGTAGAATCTTGTTTGTGGATCATTTAATGTTTTCTTCAATAACATCCTATCATCTTTCTAAATTTTTGGATAGTAGGTTTTTCTTCACTTCAAAAACAAACATGTGAAAAGGTAAAAGTTTACCCTGGTATTTCACATATTCATTAATTACTTGTGATTTTTTTAATGCTTCATGTATGGTTTCCTGTTTTAATTCTTCACTTATGCATTCAAAATTGGAGACTGTTCTACTTAAACTAATGTATACTCTTTCATATAGATTAAAGTTATTGTTTTCCACATACTCCACCACAACAAGAACCTATATTTTCAGAAGTATTGAATTTACCATCTTCAATCATTTCAATCAACTCATTAAGAATACGAGTAACATTCATCAAAGTATGAAGAGTAATACTATGAATTATAACATCATTATACTCCATGTCTCTCAAACTACCTGTGCATTCTTTATGAATAGTAAAAGATTGTTCTTCAAATTCCCTGCTTCTTGTTTTAATAAAATATAGTAATAATTTCTCATCAATCATGCGTATTTATCCTCCATGTATTTTTTAACTTCTTTCATAAAAACTCCTGATTACAATATAACCTATCTTAATGATCATAAAAATCAGTAAGACATAACACTAAACAACAACTAATAATTACACTTACACTAAAAACTACCCAACCACTACGACGCCTAACATGATCCTCACACCTGATACGATTTATAAATTTCTCTCTCCTATAACTAGTCAAACCATACTGCTCCTGCAACCTACAAACACCTACACTTAAATTCTCAAGATAATCTTTCCTGAATTTCTGATACTTTTCCTCATCCTTACTAACATCATAATCAGTTTCAACAATATTAAAAACTACTTTACCCATTATATCCTCACCAACACACAATATCTAATTTTTCAAAAACATTATAACCCAAATCAGTTAAACGTACCTCTCTTCTTCTTTTACTATCTGGATCAACATACTCCACTAAACCTTTATCAATCAAATCATACACTGCATGATAAGTTGAACTTGTACAATACTTCCCTTTCTTTTCCCCTAATTTACATATTTGAGAAATTTCTTTTTGTGCCAATTCCATGAATACTTTTTTTCGTAATCTTCCCAGTTTCACAAACTGAGCCAAAATTACCACATCATCAACCATACACACATCACCTTTTTTTATAATAATAACAATGTAAACATGAATGTTTACAATTTAACGAATATTGTTTCTGATTTACATGTGTATACATGTGTACATGTGTATACACATGTGGAATCCTACAAGACCCTCGTAGAAATGTAAACATAAATGTTTACAAAACAATTATTTCACCACCAAACCATAATTCTGCACATCATACCCCAAATCCAAAACATGATTCAACAAAGAATTATAAGCAACATCACGCTGCTTACTAATATTCCTCAACTGATCCTTCCCAATAAAACCATTACGATCAATAATCCTATCCACAGTAACCATAACCTCATCAAACATACACTCTTTCCGCTCATTCTCCAAACGCTCAGCCCTTAATTTACACAACCTAGATTCCTTAACATTAATCTCATTTTGCAAATCTATTATCTCATTTCTTAAAACAGTTTCTTCATCATCAGCAGCATCAATAGCAATACATAACTGTTCATTAATAAAATCACTACGAGTCACAGACAATTTATTTTTTGATGCTCTCCACACATCAGGATCCACCATAACAGTAACTGCAATCCTATCACTCATCAGCCTCACCTAATTCTTTTTCAACTGTTTCCAATCTCATTTCTTTAACAATTAAATCTAATTTCAAAGAACGTATTTCTTCTTTCAACTGGTCTTTTTCAAGCAAACGTTGATTTTGTTTGCTCACATACATATCAATACAATGTTCAACACAAAACCTGACAGTTAACCCATATTTATCCATTAACTTTTTAGCCCGGGTAGTTATCCTGCCAGAAACCACTTCTGGAAAATTATCCTGAGTATTCATAATCTCACTCTTCTTTTACATTCTCGTATATGTTTACACTCATGTTTACGGTAGTGAAAGTCTTCACAGCTACACCACCAACCATCCACATCATCATAATTCACAGTATTACTACCAGTACTGCCTGATGATTTAAATTGTGCGAAAACTAATTCCACACAAACAGGATTATTGGAGGTTATGCTTTAGCCTCCTTCTCCTGTTTTTTAAACCATTCAAAAACTATTTTAGATTCATCTTTAGTTAAATCACCAGATTTCACCATCTTCATACGATTTTGATTAACCATTAAAGGAGTAATCTCAATTGTTTTATCCTTACTATGAATATATTCCTTAACCTTTTGCACTGGATCACTATCAGAAACTTCTTTTTTAGATGTATTAGTTTCCTTTTTTACACCAGTATTATTAGTGTTTGAATCTACAATATCCTTCTCCATGATTAAAAACATGTTCATCAACAGATATCTCTTTAAATAAGTGATGTATGCTCCAGTAGACTGAATTTTATTAGTACCTCTGTTAATTGCTTCAAGTTCAGGGAACGGTACCCTGATACTAACCTCACCTTTCTCAGGATTCCAATCTTTTAACTTTAACACACCATGCTCAGTAAAACTAAACATGATGGTTGTTTCATATTTAATAGTTAAAGGTATGATTTTTTGAAGAAGATCCTCCAACTCAAAATAATCATACTTCTGAAACTTATTCTCCCCACTCTTACTAAATGAAGTATTCATTACTTCTTCCTGTATTCTAGCTAATTTTTCATAAATACTCATACTACCTATATTATGACTTAAATCCTGAACTTCACCCATTTATAATACCCCCATCATCTAAAATCATGGTATTCATCATCAACACTGTAATACTCATCATCCTGCAACTCACCAATAATCTCCAACACTTTAGATTCCTCAATATTCTCTAAAGATGCTTGAGAGTGTGGAATGAAACCTTTTGACACCCAGTATTCATGATACTGGATTTCACCCCCACACAGTTCCTGTAAAGTATCCATAATACTCCTTGTTTTCTCATAAGTACGGTCATGAAAAACAATTACAGATAAGAAAACACCATGTAAGTTTCCATGAGCAGAAATACGCCCGCCCATTTTTTCAACAATTTCCAATGCCTGATTGTAAAACTTGTTTTGCTGATCATAAGTAATCATACTAAACACCCATTAGTGTAGGGATCCATCTGTCCCACAATACAGAATGCAAAAATGAATAATAAAATTATTAAAATTATTCCTTTTGCAAAGATTATTTCCACTTCATATTTTTCTCTCCAGGACACTTTTTTATGAAGTCTAACTGGAGTAGGTTTATTGTTGAAGAGACTCATAATTGAGCCTCCAACAATTTATACTTAACTTCTTTTTTCATACCAGGAGTATTAAGGAAATCTTTCAATTCCCTTAAGCGGGTTTGTTCTTCAACATACTCTGCATATTCAGCATATAATGTTTCGAACAATTCTCTTTGTTCAGGATATTCCTGTACAAGGAATACAAAGAGTTCATCTATTTCACAGTAATCCTTGTACTGTGACTGGTTAATCCTGTATAAGGCATTACCAATCTTGTTTTCATTTTTCCAAAATTCAGGAGTAAACATAATTATTCTCTCCTGTTGTAGTATTCTTCACCTGCACGAGCAAACTCCAACATTTGCTCATCAGACAATTCATAGATTTGAAATTGCTTATATTCATCAGCCAACCTATGATCTATTTCTTCCTGGGTTTCATAATCCTCAGACAATAATATCTGTTCAAGATAATCAAACTCGACCTCATCTTCAGGTGGAGTAATCGTATACATTGAGTTGTTGTATTTGCAACTCATACGCCCACACTCCTGAATTTCTGTAGTCCTTCTTTGAGGATTTTATTTTCCTCTTGAAGTTTTTTCGCTTTTAAAAATACATGTTCAATTTCTTCCTGGGAGCATATCCTCCCAAAAACTTCAATCTTATCCATTTTTATCACTCCTCTAGATTTTCTCAAATTAAAATTCAGAGTTGCCTCTCCAAATTCTAACTTGCTAATTAATACTTGAACTTTGATATTTATAAATATTTGTATTTTTGTTTGGTTTATACTCACTTAAATATAAATATTAATATCCATATATATAATATTATAAATAATAATAATTACCATAAAGGAGGTTATGAAAGTGACATTTACTAGCAAGGTCCAAAAACATGGAGGAAGTAAACTTATATCTATTCCAAAAACTATAACTGATGTTTATGGAATTGACAAAGGAGATACAATAATATGGGAATTTGATGTGGAGACAAAGTCTATTTCATTAAAGAAATTAGAATAATCTTCTAAAATCCCCTATTTAATTTATTAATAACATTTTTAAGTTTAGTAAATATTAAATAGTAATCTCTATAAAAATAGTAATTGGTTACTAAAATTATATCACTCATCTAGTGTACTATTTTTTTTGTAGCCTCTAGTTTTTGAGAGGCGAGATGTTGCCGCATCACAGACCCCCTCATCAACTAGGAATTACATTTACTTATTTTTCAATAAATTTTAAATATATTCTCTACCCATATATTAAAATTGGTTACTAAAAT